TAATCTGTATGCGGAGAAAGAAAATGATGAAAGCTAAAGGTATGGCAGCAGGCGGCATGAGTGCCAAGGGCATGAAAGCAGGCGGCGCAATGAAGATGGTTGAAAAGGACGGCAAGAAAGTCCCAGCATTCGCAGCAGATGGCAAGGGCAAGATGGCCGAGGGCGGCATGATGAAGAAAGGCTACGCAGCTGGCGGCATGGCTACCAAGGGCGGCGCTGCAGGCGGCAAGTCGAAAGTGCGTGGCGCTGGTGTGGCTATCAAGGGCACACGTCCTGCCAAAATGATGTAATTAGGGCTGTGTAATGGCGTACTTTAGGCTGACCCTTGCTCCCGGCATCGATAAACAGAACACCGAATACGGTGCCGAGGGCGGCTGGACGAACTGCGATAACGTGCGGTTTCGCTATGGCCTGCCCGAGAAAATAGGGGGTTGGCAGTACTTCGAGAACGACGAGGTCTATCTTGTGGGCATGGCAAGCGAGGTCTTTACATGGACCAGCTTGTCAGGCATACCGCATGTTATCGTTGGCACCAATCGCAAACTGTACGTCAGTGCAAACGGGTCGTGGAGCGACATAACGCCCCTACGAGACACCACCCCTGCAGGTGCTGTGACCTTTCTTGCGACGAACGGATCTACTGTCCTTACCGTAAGTGATACGTCCCACGGCGCTATTGTAGGCGACTTTGTTAAGTTTTCAGGCGCGGCAAGCTTAGGTGGCGTGATCACTGCTGCCGTACTCAACGCTGAGTACGAAGTGACGTCTGTTGTAGGCGTAAACAGCTACACGGTCACTTTACCTATCGCGGCAAATTCCTCGGACAGCGGCAACGGCGGCGCAAGTGTTGTTGGTGCTTACCAGATAAACGTCGGCAGCGACGTCAACTTCTTCGACTTCGGTTGGGGTGTGGGCACATGGGGACTAGAGTCGTGGGGAACCCCGCGCACCGTCAGCACAAGTGTGGCGCTGCAGTCTCGGGTTTGGCAGTTTGACAACTTTGGCGAAGACGCTATTTGTCAGCTTGTTGACGGCAAAACATTCCTGTGGAATCTCAGTGCTGGGGTCAATACCCGCGCTGCCGTACTCACTGGCGCCCCTGTTAAGAGCAAGTACGCGCTGCTGTCTACGCCAGACAGGCACTTAGTGTGCTTTGGCACCGACACCGTGATTGGCGATGCCACCACACAAGATCCGATGTTTGTTCGCTTCTCAAACCAAGAGGACATCACGGTCTTTGTCGAGTCCGCTACGAACACGGCTGGCGGTCAACGGCTCACGGACGGCAATACGATTGTCTCGGCCATCCGCTCACGCGGCCAGATACTCATTTTCACGGATACCTCATTACACGGCCAGCAGTTCATTGGACCACCCTTTACCTTTGGTTTCCAGCAGCTGGGTGCAAACTGCGGGCTGATAGGCCCACACGCTGCAGTGGATGTTAACGGGCAAGCTTTCTGGATGGGTACCGAGGCGTTTTACGTATTTGATGGTACGGTGAAAAAGCTCGCCTGCACCGTGCAGGACTTTGTGTTTAAAGACTTAAATCAGGTGCAAAAGACCAAGGTCCATGTGGGCCTGAACAGCCAGTTTAACGAGGTAACGTGGTGGTACTGCTCGGTCACCAGCGACTTTATTGACCGCCTTGTGACCTACAATTACCTCGAAAACACATGGGCGATTGGCACTATGCCGCGCAGCGCGTGGGTAGATCTTAGCGTGTACCCTAAGCCGCTGGCCGCGAAATACGAGCCTGACGCAACCAACGCCACGATCAGCCCAATCAATGGCCTGACTGCTGGCCGAGCCCTTGTTTATCAGCAGGAAACAGGCACGAACGACGTCAATCTGCCTATCCGATCTGAGCTGTCGTCGGGCTACTTTGACATCGGTGACGGCGACAACATGCTGCTCATGTCGCGCTTTATCCCAGACTTCAAGGATCAGGTGGGCAATCTGACGATCAGGCTGTTGCTCAGAGCGTTCCCGCAGGCCACTGCAACGCCAAGCTCTCTGGACCCTTACATCATTACGCCCACGACGCAGAAGGTAGACACTCGCGCGCGAGGCCGGCAGATCTCTATCGTGATCGAAAACGAAGAGCTTGGATCAAAATGGCGCTACGGTACGCTGCGCGTTGACATCGTTCCGGACGGTTTGAGATGAGTAAGATTACCAGCGTCCGTCTGCCCAACGCCTCGGCAGAGTATACACCTGAGCAGATCAACCAGTTGGTGCGCTCGCTTGAGCAAATCATTTTGCAACTTAACACCGCGTATTCGCCGGTGGTCACCGAAAATACGGATCAAGCGTATGCTTGGTTCTTGGGAGATTAGACCTTGTCAAATTCGTATAAAAGATTTTTGACATCACTTACGAACGGCTCGTTTGCGACTGTTTTGACAGTGCCCGCAGCGACGACTGCCATCGTAAAGTCGATACTGGTGAGCAACAGCAACGCCTCTTCAACCACGGCTACTGTCTCGATTTCTCCTGCTGGTGTTGGCTCACACGTCGTAATCCCTGCGGCCAGTATTAGTGCTGAAGAATACTTTGACTTTTTGGGGGGATGGGATGGAAATTCCCGCGTTTTAGTGCTTGAGGCCGGAGATCTCTTGAAAATTGAGGTTACAACAACCAATGTTGTTGCTACGGTTAGTGCACTGCTTATAGACAGGACTTGACCTTTTAAACGATAATCCGTGAATATTCGCGACCTTACCCGGCGCGCAGCCCCGTGTGGCTTTTAACTTCCAAAGGAAAAAGACATGGTAAATGCTATGCCGGGAATGGGCGCCCCCCAAATGGCTCCCGCTGAACCTTCCGTTGACCAACTTGCTGCATTTGAACAGATGCGCGAGCAGGTTTCACCTACGGAAATCAATCGTGAAATGCTGATGACTGCCGAGCAGGCAGATCCTGTCGCAGTGGCCGAGTTCCGTAAAGAGCTGGCAGAGCTTGAGGTGGCCCCCGAGGTCATCGACATGCTCAACACGATGGTGGATGAGGTGCTCGCCAATCCCAATGAGTATCCTGCCATTCGGCAGAAATACCTTGATATGGGTGTGGACGAGGAGATCCTGCCGGAGGCTTTTGATGCGGGGCTCTTTGCTGCTTTGAACATCGCTCTTGATGAGCTGCGTGGACCGGAGAACATGCTACCCCCGCAGGGCTTTGCCAGAGGCGGCATCGCCAGCTTAAATCCAATGGCGCGCGGGATGGCAGAGGCTGGACGCTACGGCGACACCATGCTCGCTCACATCAGCCCAGTGGAAGCCCAGATTCTGCGCCGCTACGGCGGCAGTGGCACGATCAACCCAATGACTGGGATGCCCGAGTTTTTTTTGAAGAAAATGTTCAAGAAGCTCGGTAAGGCCGTCAAGAAGTTCGCCAACACCACGATAGGCAAGATTGTGATTGGCACCGCGCTGTTCATGGTTGCCGGTCCTGCCGCTGCTGCAATGCTGGGCGCCTCTGCCGGAGGCGCGGCTGCTGCAGGCATCAGTGGTTTTGTCAGTGGCGCTGGAACATCCCTGCTCGCGGGTGGCAACCTGAAGGATTCGCTGAAGGCGGGTGCTATCGGCGGCATCACTGCGGGTGTTTCCAAGGGTGTTATGAATCGCATGGGCACACCTGCAGCGGCAGCAGCTCCTGTTGAGGCGGGCACTGCGCCTGCTCAGACGGGTGCGACCAGTTACGGCATTGGGCAGCCGTCCCCGATTACACGCAGTGGGATGGGAATCGAAGGGCTTACCGTAGACATGGGTCCGGGCGCAGCTCCGCTCTCTGCTCAAGCTGCCCCCTTTAGGACTATAGGTCTTCAGGGTGATAATGTTACACCCTTTACTCAAGCCCAATTTGACCGCACCATGCAATCGCCAACACGGCCTTCTACCAGCAGCGGAATGGGTTTCCCTCGGACGACTGCTGCTCCGGGAACACTATCCTCGGGCACGACAGTTGACTTAGGGGCCCTTGACAGAGCGGCCCCCACCCTGAAAACTCCCGGGTTTACTCCGAGGGCTGAAGTGGCTGCTCAAGCCCCCTCTTCTGCTGCCACCGTTAGCAAAACTCCGGGTTTCTTTGAGAGCATTAAAAACGTGGCTTCCCCCGCAGAGGGAACTACTCGTATGGGTAGTTTAAAAGACGCTTTCCTTCCCGGCAAAGGTCCTAGTATTGAAGATGTCTTAAAATCAAGAGGTCTTACAATAGATACCGCCTCGGCACTAGAGATTTCTGCAGCAGAAACACTTGTAAAAAACATGGCAAATAATGCTATCCGCCAATACGCCCCACTTGCCGCCACCGGCCTTGGCATCATGGCGCTCACAGGGGGCTTTAAAGAGGAAGAGGTTGCGCCTCCAGAGGGCTTTGAAGACTTTATGTTAGGTAGCCCCGGAGAGCGGTATTTGGAGCAGAATCCAGACCAGAGGATACGCTACGGCGGGGCTTACACGACGTCCACCACGCCACAGTTTAACCCGTACAGCTATACTCCACCTCCGCGAGCCGCTGCCAAGGGCGGCAGCATGGACAAGGAGTTCCCGCGCAAAACGGGGCCGATCAACGGTCCGGGTACTGGGACATCCGACGATATCCCGGCCATGCTGTCCGACGGCGAGTTCGTTTTCACGGCCAAGGCCGTGCGCAACATGGGCGACGGATCACGGCGCAAAGGCGCTCAACGAATGTACGCGTTAATGCGCAAACTAGAGGGCCGCAAAAATGTCTAATGAATCTTTTGTAACCCAAGTACAGCGGGAAGACCCCAGAATAGAAGGTCGTAAAATTGACCTGATGGATGAGGCAAAACGTCTGTATGGGCAGCCCTTTGGCCTGCCTGCCATCGAAGCAGCGGGTCTGTCCGTTGGTGAGCAGCAGGCGCTGGATTTGGCGCGTCAGGGGATTGGTGCGTTCGAGCCCTACATCCAAGCTGGCGCTCAGGGTCTTACCCAAGGTATGGATCTGACGCAGCGCGGAGCGTTGGCGGCGGGATCTGTGCAAACAGCCCCGCAGTTCCAAAGTGCTCAAGACATGCTGGGCCGAGCAGTGCCTGTTATTGGTCAAGGCATTGGCGGCATTCTAGGCTCTGCGCAGGCTTACGATCCGCGCTACGCGCAGACTTACATGAACCCGTATCAGCAGGATGTCACTCAGCAGGCGCTCAAAGAAATGCGCCGGCAGGCAGACATTGCCCGTCAGGGTCAGGCTGCTCAAGCCGTGGGCGCAGGAGCGTTTGGCGGCACCCGTGAGGGTGTTCAGCGCGCAGAGTTTGAGCGCAACGTGCAGGACCAGATGCAGCAGCGCATCATGCAGGACTACGCCCAGAACTACATGCAAGCACAGCAGGCAGCCATGCAGGGTTTTGAGTCGCAGCAGGGCCGGCAGTTGGCTGGCGGGCAGGCGCTGGGTCAGGCAGGTATGCAGTTTGCCAAT